CTTGGAATCGCATCATGCGGTCTGAGATTAGATCTCCCTAACTGGTAATCATACCAGGGGAGAGTAAAATCTAATCTAACGGCCCAGGATACTACCTGAGGGGTAGTCCGTATCATCTACTCCAAATCGGAGAGATAGTACCGACTTAGCAAACTCAATAGCTCACCTTCAATTTTTGGAGATGCTATAATAATAAGTAAGCCTAAAGGCAACTTATTCTTATAATCTGTCACCCTATTTCGGCTTTCATGAAAAGTCTTTGGGTTATCTCTACTGTTAACCACCTGGCAAATGCCTTGAGGTAAACAGAATGGATACCCAGCTTTTCTTAGTCAAGTCGTTTACGTAAAGCATAACTGCTTTACCTAAGTTCGACAGGCCGCGAAAGCGATATAGAAGTGATGTTACTAAATTTAAGGTTTTGGGCGGAAGTGTTCGATTACGAACATTTCAACCTAAGATCTTAATAAAGTAACTCTCCAGAAATTGATCGACAGGAAGTTTCCAGTCTTTACCTCACAGCTCGTGAAGGAGTATTCCTACTCCTTTTGCGGGAGAATTTCTTCTCTCGTATAGAGCCGCTATTGGTAAAGGGGATACATTCTTGCCATGGATAATAATTTGCTTAGCAAATTCATATCCATTTTCTGGTGAGAATGAAATGTCTCATGACACCAAGTATTCTTATACTTAGCTCCAAAGAGAACTTACAATAGTAAGTGTTCAATACGAACAAACTTACTAAGAAGTTTTCTTTGGTCATGAGTGCAATCCTGTTCAATCCTACGAAGTAACCAAAAGAGACAATGGTGCAAGGGGCTTATAGCCGTTTGCGACCAATAGTTTCCAATGGCAACTTCGCAAGTATTACCTTCTTTGTCATTGATGACGCTGATCTTCCTAAGAACCCTGCTCCTTAGTCGGGAGCATAGGTTTAGGAAGAAATCAGGCGCCATCTTGAAAAGATGGTGAAACTTGTGCATACAGGATTCCAGCTTTCTCCTTCCCGATGTGCAAATACATCGGAGGAGGATTAAGATGGTTTTCCCGTATGCTTAGGATTCAAACCCAGTTTGTTCTTAAGAAAGAAGAACATGTCTTTTTCATAAGGATCAAAGGAGGAATCCTCTCTGAGGGCTGTTCTTCAATCGAATGAAAAAGACCGTTCTTCTTAATCTAAGAACGCGAAGAAAATAAAGATTAGTAAGTATAGCCTAATAAGGGTATATTCTTTACTATCTTTAAGTTTCGCGATCAAAGATCTTAAGAACAGTTGGGTCGAACAGGATTCCCTACTATTTCTAACTCAGGGGTAAGAGATAAGATTTCTAGTGAAATCTAATCTTTTACTTTTACTATATCTGATAGTCTCGGCTTTGCCTTGACTGTTAAGTATAGTCCTGAATTTAGAACAGTACCGTAGCAGAAGCATGTTGCTATCCGAACAACCTAATTTTAGGTTGGTCGATAGCCATGTTAAATAAAGTAAAGATTTGTATTCTATACAATTTCTTTAGTTTACTACTCATGGGTATCTGAATATTTTTACCTTTTCAGGTGCCTGTGGGAAGTGAGGGAGGACTTGGTCACTTCGTATTATCCGTAAGGGTAATACAGA